CGCTACCCCTGATGGGTAGCGCCCGCGCTTGTGCTATCATGCACATCGAATCCAGAGAGGACCGCGTGTGACTGTTATCAAGAAAGAAACAGTCAGTGGTTTGCCGTTGACCGCCGTGTGGCTCGGAGTTTCTCGTCCACCAGTAATGGTGGGCGGGGGGACTCAAACGATTGAGAGTGTAAACCACAATCTTTCGTTCTTGGGCCAGCGGGATGAGGGCGGACCGATGATACTTAATCGGGACGTCGTCATCATCCAGCCTGGGAAGTTTCGTAACTTCCAAGCTGCGGGAAGCGATTGTTATGCTTCCCCTTCGGCGGGTTTTGTGCTGACCCAACCGAGTGTACCCTCAAAAGGGAGTGTGCTCGGTTATGGGACAACAGCCATTGCCCAAACCACACCCACATCTCCACTTTTCTCTGCCGCGACTTTTCTCGGCGAGATTAGGAATGACGGTTTACCGTCACCATCAGGTGTTCAGCTCTGGCGCGAGAGGGCGAAAGCCTTCAAAGCGCTGGGTGGTGAGTACCTGAATGTGGAGTTCGGATGGAGGCCTTTTGTGAATGATTTGCTCTCCTTTGGGAAAGCAGTCAAGAAGACCTCTGCTCATGTAAAGGACTTTACGTCCAAACAGAGCAAGCTCATCCGTGTGAGTCACAACAATAGGTCTGAGTTTACTAGCACCAGTACGTCGGCTAATACCTTCGTATTTATCGGTGACAACTCAGGTGCCTATGAGCGGCCGCTAGGGTCCCTCCGTGTGGAGTCGGGGAATAAAGCGTGGTTTTCAGGTGCTTACACCTACTACGCTCCCCCCACTGGACCTCTCGCTTCTGCGATGCAGTTCGAGAGCCAGGCGAATCATCTTTTGGGGTCTCGTTTGACCCCCGAAGTCGTCTGGAACCTAGCGCCCTGGTCCTGGGCCCTTGATTGGTACGGCAACATGGGCGACGTGATGCATAATCTGTCGACCATCGGCCATGACGGGCTTGTTCTCAAGTGGGGTTACGTGATGAATCACACAAAGTTTCAGGTTGATGTCTCCGTGCCTTCAAGCACGGGCGGCTTCGCCCCTACGGCGTGTGCATCACGTTGGATAAAGGAGACCAAGGTTAGGTATCCTGCATCCCCCTACTTTGGATTTGGCGCGGCTGGTAGTCTTAGTGACCGCCAGTCTGCCATCCTAGTTGCCCTCGGTATGTCCCGAGGCAGGTAGGCACTGGCTCTAGCAACCAGTCCGGTTTGTCCGGCTGTAGTGCTAGGGTTTCGTACCCATGACGCATTCGCGTCCCCACACAAAGGAGTATCCACATGGCTCTTGCCGACCCTCAGTCCGTTACCATTACTGGTACCGGAACCGTGTCCCTCCCGCGAACCTCTGCGGGAACGAACGCGGGCGTTTTCACCTCTGCCGACCAGAACACGAAGCTGAGCGTTTCCCATTCGTATGGGAAGCGCAATCGGCATCTCGTGCGTCTGGACGTGCAGAAGATCGCTGCAGACCCGCTTATGGCGGGTGTCAACGCGATCTCCACCATGTCCGCCTACCTGGTCGTGGACGTTCCGAAGAGCGGCTACGACCAGACGGCCCAGAAGGCCGTGGTCGACGGACTCGTCGGTGCCCTTTCGGCATCGACGGGTGCACTCATCACCAAGACTCTTGGTGGTGAGATGTAGGGTGTAACGCCAACAAGGGGGTACGTGGACTTGGATCGCTAGCCTAGAAAGGCAACGATGAAAAGCCTCGTACAACTCTGGCGTGTGCTGGCCTATGAGTTGGCCAGTATATGTCACACAAGCGCCTCGCGGGACTGGAAAACAGTCCAGCGACGTGTCGAAGATGAAGGGTTCTCGTTTTTAACGATTACCCTCCCCTCCTTCGCAAAGGACCTTGAACAGGCCTTGGAAGAAGGAAAAGTGTCAAACGGGCACTTTCAATCCTTCAAGAAGGATCGTCGTACCGGGCTCCCCCGATTTCTCGGAGGTTTCCTTTCGACCATCTTCGACGAACATGGTGCGCTTCGCGCCGATGTAGCTGACATCGCAGAACCAATCCGCTGTGTCAGGCAGCTTTGCTACCTGTACCAGAAGATTGAGCTCGAGTGCAGTGATGCACGGAAGCTCGCCGCGGTGAGAGCGTTTGTCGACGCTGACTCTGGAGCTGCACAATGGGAGGCGGATCACGATCCCTCTGTCTTACAAGACATGGGTCGTATAGCACCTCTCTTGTTCCGTGAGGTCTTCTCGGAGATCGATCAACTGATCTACGAAGGGGATCTCACGCCACGACACGGACCTGGTACCACTGCCGATCGACTTCGCGGAAACGCTAAGTACGATCTGGCTTATTGGCCCAGTCGACTTGACCACGTATTTCCTTACATGGAGTACGGGTTGCCGAGCCTTGGACGCGAAAGCTTGTTCAAGGAGTCCGTGGTGCAACATCCAGGCGAGGACATGGAGCTACCCGCAAGGGTTGTCCTCGTGCCCAAAACACTGAAAACCCCACGAGTGATAGCGGCTGAGCCGACGTCTCTGCAATATATGCAGCAGGCGGTTGCCAGCCCTCTCGTGAGGCTTCTCGAAAGTCGAACTTGTTTCGTCCAGGGTATGATCGGTTTTACCGACCAAGACCCTAACCGAGAGCTCGCTCGCCACGGATCGCTCCATGGCTCCGTAGCCACGCTCGATATGAGTGAGGCGTCAGACCGAGTTACAGTGTCCCAAGTGAAGGCCGTTACACAACGCTTCCCGCATTTCCAAGAAGCGTTGCTCGCGACCCGCTCACAAAAGGCGCAGCTACCCCCCGAATTCGGGTGAGAGGTTGTTCACCTCTCTAAGTTTGCTGCGATGGGCAGTGCCCTGTGCTTCCCGATGGAGGCGGTCTGTTTTCTTACGGCCGTCTTCGTTGGGGTTGAGCAATATCTGCTCAGCCAGGGTAGTAAGTCGCTCCTAACCCGCCAGGACATTGCTGCCCTGAAAGGTTCGGTGCGTGTCTACGGAGACGATATCATTGTCCCCGTCGACTGTGTCTCATACGTGACCGAAACCTTCGCCCGTCTAGGGTGGAAGGTAAACACCAACAAGTCATTCTGGACTGGTTCGTTCAGAGAGTCTTGTGGAGGAGACTACTATGGAGGTGAATGGGTAACCCCCGTTCGTGTCCGGCGTTTGTTTCCCGTGTCACGTAGGTCCGCTGAAGAGGTTGCGAGCCTTGTGTCTCTCCGGAACCAGCTCTACGGAGCTGGTTTCTGGAGGTCCACGAGGTACGTCGATAGATTGGTGGAGGGAGTTCTTCCCCACTTCCCCATCGTCGAACCGACTTCGCCTCTACTCGGTCGCCACTCAGTCTTCCCTTACAGGCAGACTGGCGTTGGCAAGTACCAGGATCCGGTTGTGCGTGGATTCTGGCTCAAACCGAGGATCCCTTCGTCCGTTTGTTCGGGCGAAGGAGCTCTTCTGAAGTGCTTGATTGGGGCGTATTACGACCCAAAGCACCTCGAGCGGTCTGGACGACCCTCAACCGTCGACATAAAGTTGAGGTGGATGCCCCCGTACTAAGTTACGTGGGGTCTCTACACCATCAGGAAAGGAACCGTCATGAGGATTGAAAACCTCGCCATCGCGTGTGTCACATGTGGCTCTATGAGCCATGTGGCCATCTCGCCGCCCGAAGTAATTCGGATGGGTGGGTGCAAGGTGAACTTCCCTGGTGCTTTGTACACTGACTCGTTCGATGGCGCTCACTATCATCCGACCAAGGGGCCGGATCAGTGGCGTCTCGACGACATCTGTGCACTCGCACCGGAAGTCACCCTGCACTACCCAATCGACGAGCTGACTGACAACGGAACTCTTGAGTTCCGCGGTCTGACGTTCGCGTGTGACGTCTCCTTCACCTAGGTGTAGGGGTCGGCCCTGGGAGCCTTGCT